TGTTGACGGTATCATGAAGAGTGGATGGTTCCTTACCATCTTGTCTAATAGCGTAATGCAGCTGATTCATCACGTGATGATTTTGATGCTGCTTGGGTTTGATGATGAGTATATTTTAAGTAAGGCGATCGTAGCCGGAGGCGACGACGTCGAGCAGGAACCAGCAGCTGATAAGGCTGATTACTTAGCAACCAGCTCCAAGTTAGGAGTGGAGATGGAGATTGAGGAACGTGAGGGATTGGAGTGCAGTGAATACTTCAGTGCGGAGTTGAGAATGGATGACCGTAAAAGGTGGCAATTCTTTCCGCTTAGATTCACCAAACATATTGAACACTTGAAGACGGTTAAGATTGAGAACGCCGCGAGTGCTTTAGCCAATTATATGGGTGATCATAGACACGACGCAAAACGTTATGGTTACTTCCTTAACATATTCCATGCATTGAAGAAGGAACATCCGGGTTTATTCCCTAATTGTTACCTTAAGAGTAGGGCAGCCTTGATTGCTGCTCAGTACGGTTATGAGTGCTCCACTGGAGACTCTGACTAGTGCTGAGTAGCTTCGACCTGGACAGGTCGGTAAACTGTCCCCCCCTGTGGTTCAGGGGGTGTGTAGGGTGGTGGTAGGCGTAAATAACATATAATAACAAAAACAAAACCAACATGTCAGCATTTGCCAATTTTAATATGGCAGGTGACCGACAATCGCTAACACAACCAAAACAAGGGAGAACATCCGTACCAGATGAAAGCTTACCAGGTATTGACCTGCAAGTTACATCTGGTATGGTCGAGAATGGTCTCCTTGGAAACTACATAGGACCAATGTGGAGTAACGGGAAGTTTCAAGAAAGCGTCGAGTGGGGTGATCTCTCACCGACGGATGAATTGGATCTTGCTGCGTATTACCATGATTCTGCTTATGCAAGGTATAAGGATGCATCGCATCGCCGTGTTGCTGATCAAATTTTCGCTGAACAGGTAAAAGACCTGCCAGGTGGGAAGGCGGCAATAGCACGGTTGGCTGTCACGCACGGAAACACAATTGTAAATGGTCTCAAACGACTTACAACCAATTCTGCTTTCGGTGCTGTGACTGGAGCCGCGGCCTTGGGGATAGTTTATTCTGGCTTACAAAACATGAAGGATTCATACGACATGTTGCCAGGTGGTAAGGACGAGAAATCAAAGAAAGAAGTTCTCGCTTATCACGAAACAGATCCATATAAGCGCCAAAATATGTTTAAGAAACCAGCTGGAAAACCAGCCGGAGCAGTCATTCAAGAGACTGTGGCCACTCATGACCACATGGGTGGGCCTATTATACATGGCAAGCCAACTGAAACAGAAAAGCAGGACAAAGTCTCTTTTCAACAATCTCAGACACCCGCGCCTGATGAGGCCGGAATACGTGATCCGAGATCGATGTTTCAACGTTTATTTAAACGTGGCAAGAAAAAGAAAAACAAGGTAGTTCCTATGGAAACAGAAGAACAACGCAATAAAAGATTAAGCGAAGCGCAAAACGCTCGCTTTAAGAAACACCTGAAACTCCGTGATGCAGCTCTTAAAAGCTCTCTTAAAAAGTCTAATGAAATCACACTATTACCCACGGGTCCTAAATGGGCTCAAGAAAGACAAAAGAAAGCTTACTCCAATAAGAGGCTGCGACAGGGAAAATTATAGGAGGATGGCAGGCGTAAAATACAAACAATACAATACAATAATAACAATCAATAACAACTGCTTTCTACAATGGTTTCGAAGAACCAGAAGAAACAGAAGAAACAAACAAGTAGAGGCTCAAGCTTTGGCCCGGTCTCTCGCATCAATACAGCACCAGTTGCGGTCGGCAACTCGGTTCGCGGCACGCGGCCAATCATACAGACAACTCGAGATGGTACTCGAGTCTGTGGCCGTGATTTTGCTTATGCACTTAGCGCTACGGCAGCAGCTATCACAGATTGGGAACTCATCGGCGGAATGCCAGTGACCCCATGTGCGCTGCCTAGTAGTGTGCTTCGAACATACTGTCAAACGTATGCTCATTACAAATTAAATTCATTGACGATACACTACATTACAAGTAGTCCCACTTCGCAAGCTGGGGACGTCATGTTTTATTATGAGCCGAGTCGCACAGCACCTATGGTAGATTATACCAATTCTAGTTTTCTGCCGTATGTTCTGTCAGACCCAAACACAATTATCGGACCTCAATGGACCAATCACTCTGAAACAGTTAACTGCACACGTGATTGGAAATCCACTCTTTATGGGGGTGGTGAGGATGTCGATGAAGACGCAGTGGGAACACTGTTTATGTTTTCAAAGACAAATGCGGCCAATTCGCCTGGCTATATCCTCATTGATTACGATATGACCTTCAAAACATTGGCTCTCAATCCACGAGCGGGTACTTACCCAATCGCGAGAGCCCAATCAACATTCGTTTGTTTAACATCCGGAACCGTTACAGTAGCGGATTCGCGATTAACATTCACTCTGGCTACTGGAAAAACCATTGCTAACAGTACATCTGTAGCACCAAATGGTTTCCAGTTGGGTGATGTGTACAAACTTATTTGCCAGCCCACAGCTAGCGCACTTGTCAACGTGGCTAACTCGGCCACCGGTTACACCTTCGCAATCTCGAACACAACATTCTTCCAGAATGCTGATGATTCGGATTTGACTGTGATCGATGGTACAACTTTCTATGCTCTTGCGATCAATACCACAACAGTGGCTCTGTTCCAAACTTATGAGCAAGCGAAGTTAAATACTGGCACTATTGAAGCTCAACAATCTGGTACATCGGTTGTTTACAACCTTTGTGCTGAGATGCAATTCTTTACAAATATTGATAACGCTTTCACGCAATCTTCTTATTAAGTAAAACAAATAAACATTTAATTTTAATCATTTACATTATCAAGCGTTGAAACAGACGTATGTATATTTCCTGAAAACAAGTAATAAAAATTTAAATAACACAAAACAAAACACACCCAGTAATGGGAGGTACAAAGTAACCAAAATTCCGAGCGAAAGAGCGGATACCTATGCTTTGATGAGAGCCCTAGACATCGTTGCGATTATTAACGAGTGCCC